CGGTCGTGGTCGCGGTCGTGGTCGCGGTCGCGGTCGGGGTCGCGGTCGGGGTCGCGGTCGGGGTCGCGGTCGGGGTCGTGGTCGCGGTCGTGGTGCTGATGCACTTTTGGATCGTCTAGGCCATCCACGCCTCGTGTGCGGCCTGGCCAGCCGACTTCTAAGGCACACGAGGCACTACGGAGACCGTAGCTCAGTGGCAGAGCAGCCGGCCCGGGATTAACTGGCCTCCGGTGATACGGATACGTCAGAGATGGTATGCGCGGGTTCGAGTCCCGCCGGTCTCCCTAGCAGCACATTGACAAGTTGATAACGGTGCGGACCCGTGGCAGCGGGTGGTAAGGGACCAAGTGTGGAGTGCAGGAAAGGGCAAGGGCCACAAGCAGGCTGATGCCGACTGCCAAGAGGCGGAAATGCTTTTGGGAAAGCTCTTTCGTTGGAGCCAGGTGGGGAATCTGGCCCGCACCGTTTCATAGCCTGCGCATAGACTGACGGGTGGGTGGGTGAGAATAGGAATGACCAGGGAGATGTCGAAGCGGGAAATACTGACCCCGGCGGTCTGCCCTGGCTTGAGTCTATGCGCGGGCACTTTCGGCAGCAAGACGGTACACCGTTTTCACGTATACAGGAGGTGCAACGTGACACCACAGATCGTGATGGAAATGCAAGTAGGACAGAGCGCCCGCGTCGCCTCTAACGCGGTGATGCTTGGGTGGAGAGGGGATCGTTTCATCGCAGGCCTGGCACCGATCGTGCCAGACGGCCCGGTACTCGTAACACGCAAGGATGACGGGTTTCACGCCGTCGTCCCCGAGGCGCACGTCTGGGCCAAAGGGGTAAGTTCTAAGGTATGTCCATTCCGGCTTAAAGCCGACTAGCAGGCTGACCGTCTTGCTGCACACTCACAGGGAGGACCAATGTACCCACGCCAACCAGTACCACACGACACAACCGACGACGAACGCCTCCTGATTCAGATCGTCCGCTATGCGCTGCGGCTGAATGACAAGATCGCAGAGGCCAGGCGGGACGGCACAGAGATACAAGTTCTCTGCTTGCAACAGGTACGCGCTTGGGCCTGGGCATGGCACGCGGAGATCCTGGGGCGTATCGAGTCGGGCGTGATAGGAGGGATGAGGTGATGGCAGGAATACAGACATACCCAGAACCGTACTGTCCAGAATGCGGCGCAAAGATGGTCCTGCGCCGCCCAAAGTCCCACCAGTCGTGGGAACCATTCTGGGGATGTTCGCAGTATCCCGAGTGTAGAGGATCGCGCAACATTGGCGAGGACGGCCTACCAGAGGATGACGACTGGTACGACATTGACGATGACGAGTCTGGCCGCTTTATTTGGAGGGATGGATGACGCATCAGATGACAGACCGGGAGTTGATCACCGAACTTGTCAAGACCGCGCATATCACGGGGCAGGAGTACCTGGAGTACCTTGAGTGCGGTAGGAGTTCAGAGGCGCACCGCATCCACAGGCGCGAGAGAACCAAGCTTGAGCACCAGGCGGTCGGCAGGTTGCGCAAGATGCGCACAAAGATCGACAAGCTCCAGGCAGAGATCGCAGACCTCAAGCGGGAATTGGCGGCACACCGATGACCCGCACCGGCCCGAACACGCCACTAACTGAGGGGATGCGGTTTCCAAGTCTTTGCTGCGATGGGTACGGCCTCACCATAATCGGCGTCAAGTTGCCCGTATTCGGTACAATGTGGCGCTGCGACAATCCAAGCTGCGCACGCAACCCGTGCTGCCCTGGTGATCATAATTGCGTGTACAATGGCGTGGGATGGGTATGCGAGGATGATCAAGAGCGCCCCCGGACGGTTGCGGAGTTGGTGGACTATTTCGGGGGTGCGACATAATGAGAACCGGCCCGAACACGCAGCGCAAACAGGTCTACCGCCGCACCATCTGCACATACCCTGGCACCGGGCACGAGTACACCGATCAGTGGTTCAGGTATGAGCGTGGGGAATGGCGCTGCGAGAAGTGCCAGGGCGCCGAGATGAGGGAGGGACCGTGGGTGAAACGATGAGACTATACCACGCGACAACACCTACCAAGGCACGCGCATATCGTCAGGCTGGGCGCATTTGTTCCCCTGTCCGAGGATTTACAACCCTGATGGGTGCTATGGCCTGGGCGATCCGAGTCAACAGGACCGTGATCTATGCGGTCGAAGGCGGACCCGCATACAAGCTGCCCGATCACCATAACCAGTGGGGCGAGGCGTGGTGGATCGACGCGGACATCATCGATTTCCATTGTGTGTACAGCGCAGACAAGGACGCATAGAGATGGGTGAAAAATGCTTGACATCGGGGACGGGATGTGGTAAGATGAGGATGGTCCGAGAAAGTGCGGGCCGAGGCTGTAGCAAGCCTACCGGGGAACAGTAGATCGAAAAGCGCTTGTGTGTAGCGCCGGTCGCCGTTTACCCCCCTGGTGGATTGCTACCGGCACCGACGTTACACAGAGGCGCTTTTTAGTTTGAGGAGGATCAATGTCAAAGTGTAAAGAAGTCAAAGGCGTACCATTGGGCGCGATTCGGCTGCAGAGAGGGGAACACGCCTCTTTTGTATTCGGCGACAATGGGCAGCACATTTGCACGATCAAGATGGAGGACGACGGCACGCCTTCAGTCGAATGTGACAGCACGTGGTATGTCCACCGCATTATGGATCTGAGTGGCGGCGATGACTAACTGGGACGCAGAGATCGATCGCAAGTATCACCCGGTAGCACAGTTATTCCCGCTGCTCGAGGGTCCAGACTTTGACCAGCTCAAAGAGGACATAGCAGAGAATGGCCTACTTGAGGCGATCTGGCTACATCCGGACGGGAGTATTATCGACGGGCGCAACCGCCACCGGGCGTGCATAGAGACGCACACAGAGCCACGATTCAGAACGTGGAACAATGGCGGATCGCTCGTCTCGTTTGTGGTGAGTTTGAACTTGCACAGGAGACATTTGAGCAGCAGCCAGCGGGCGACGATCAGTCTAGACGCTTTGCCGATGCTAGAAAAGGAAGCAAAAGCCCGACAAGGCACACGGACTGACATTGCGGAAATAATACCGGAATGTGAGATGGGGGAAGCCCGCGAAAAAGCCGCCGCACTCTTTCAGACTAATCCCCGCTATGTCCAAGACGCAAAGAGCCTACAGCAGCACGCCCCCGATCTACTCGAGCAGGTCCGTAACGGCGAGAAGTCCATACCCCAAGCTCGACGCGAACTCACCCGCCGACAAAAACAAGATCCGCCCCCTCTGCCAGATGACAAGTACCGCATATGGTACGCCGATCCCCCGTGGGAATATGGCAACAGCGGCGTGATCGGTGAGTCTGACAACTACGGCCACGTCGAGCGACATTATCCACCTATGAGCCTGGCTGATCTTTGCCTTATGGGGACAGAGATCAAAGAGCGCTGCACAAAAGACGCCGTACTGTTTTTGTGGGTCACGTCTCCACTACTCGAGGACTGTTTCCCCCTGATCAAGTCGTGGGGGTTCAAGTACAAGACCTCGTTTGTGTGGGACAAGGTGCGGCACAACTATGGGCATTACAACAGTGTGCGCCATGAGATGCTATTGATCTGCACTCGCGGGAGCTGCACGCCAGATGTGCAAAAGCTCTTTGATAGCGTTCAGACGATCGAGCGGTCAGACGTTCACTCTGAGAAGCCGGAACGATTCAGAGAGATCATAGACACGATATATCCGCACGGGCAACGCATAGAGTTGTTCTCACGGACAACCGCAGATGGATGGGATACCTGGGGGAATGAGAATGCCGGGCAACACGTCTCTAATTGATCACGGCATACAGACAGAGAATAGTCATTTGCGCGTTCATGTCTGCCCTGTTGTGGAAAAGCTCTATGTATATCCGACCAGGCGAGGCATAGAGGCGATCCATAGCGGACTGTTTCGCAAGGTCAACGGATACCAAAAGGGAATTGAGACGGCAACGGCCAGCGGCTATTTGGTGCCTCCATTCGAGATCAAAGAGTGCGTGGCGTTGTCTGTGCGGTCTGAGGTGTGGGATTATCTGCGCTTCTCAGAGACGGATCATTTGACCGTCAAGGGGAAAAAGGCAGAGCGTCTGGTTCTACAAATGATCAAGCGCGGTCTGTTCCCTATTCCGGCGATGCCAACGGGCATAACGGACAAGGATATACAGATCCGGGGTGCCGATATTATCATCAAGTCTGGAAGTCTGACCAAAGACGACATTGTGATCCAAGTGAAATGTGACTATAAGGGCGGCGAGAGAGAGGCGGGCGGTTCTGGCAACCTGTTTCTACAAGTCGCAGAGTGCAACCCATACGGATACAACTAGAGGACGTTATGGCATCTAACTACTGGGCGAAACTGTGGATCGAGATGTTGGACGATCCCAAAGTGGCACGACTCGATGATCACCTATGGCGGCGGTGGGTAGAGATCATTCTAGTCACTGCAGAGCAGATAGCCCAAGACGGCGCATTGCCTTCGTGGTATGTTACCGCTAAGAGGCTCAATACGAGCGAGGAAGATTTGGGGCGTGTGTTGGATCAACTCGTTAAGATCGGGCTATTGACTCCCCCTCCAGGTATCACGATCCCAAACTTTGAGCGGTTCGCTTGTGGTCCTGATCCTTATGCGCGTGCTCCCGACTGGGAATTGCGGCGCCGTGCTGTACTAGAGCGGGATCATTATACGTGCCGATACTGCAGAGCCCCAGCGATTCAAGTTGACCATGTGATCCCAAGATGTCAAGGTGGTTCGGATGAGTTTAGCAACCTCGTAGCAGCCTGTGAACATTGCAATAAGTCCAAAGGTGGTAGAACCCCAGAGCAGGCAGGAATGGAGTTGTTGAATGGGTGAGTATCCGTGGTTCAGAGTGTACAGTGAGATCCTATCAGACCGCAAGTTGACCCGCATTTGTCGGATCACCGGCTGCAAACGGGTAGAGGTGCGCGGTACCTGGCTAACACTTTTGGCTATGGCAAACGACTCGCCCGAGCGTGGGCGTCTGCTGTGGGCTGTAAGTGTGCCGGTGACGGTTGAGGACATAGCGGACGATCTGGAAATGGATCTCGAGATCGTGCAGCAATTGATCGACACATTCCAGAACTTGGGAATGCTACACCTTGAGGGAAATACCCTGACCTGCACAAACTGGCAAACGCGCCAATACGAAAGCGACAACAGTACCCCCCGCGTAAGAGCACACAGAGCACGGAAAAAAGCCCAAGAGGAACGGCCAAGTAACAGCGAGGAAACGCTACAATGTAACGTTACAGAAACGTTACAGAAACGTGACTGTAACGGACCAGAGACAGATACAGAGACAGAAGCAGATACAGAGACAGAGAGAGAGACAGAAGCGCCCGCGCCCGGTGAGCGTTTCGTCTATGACAGATACAACCCGCCACCGTCGGTCAAGGTCTGGGGCGACCTCACGGATGCAACCGTGCCTAATTGGAACATAGCGGCAGACATTCACCACGCAGTAGGCACTGAGCCGCGCGCCCTGGACAAGTGGAAGGCGACGATCAACGCTTGGCTTGCGGCTGGTTACAAGCCGCGCAACATCACGGGTATGCTCGACTGGTTCAGGGACGGCATACCGAAACGTCCCCGCAACAACGGCAACGGACGCCAACCGGAACCCGTGCAAGAAGTGCCACTAGCGACAGGATGGATAGACGATGAGTGAACCGTGTATATGCAGAGGCCTAGGCTACCTGGTGAACGATGACAAGGTAGGTGCAGGGCAGCGAGACATCAAGGATATGATCCGCCCGTGCCCCCGGTGTGCGACTGAGGAACAACAAGCGGCGATGGCCCGACGGTCAGGACTCGAGGAGAGGGAGCAGGCGCACACCCTCAAGGACTGGCGCATACCAGCACTCGAGCCGAAAATGCAGGTACAGCGGAGGCAGGCCAAGACGGTGATCCAGTGCGCGATCGAGTACAAAAAGGGCTTTTACACCTTTTGGGGTGACTTCGGAGCGGGCAAGTCGCTGGCCCTGCAGATCGTGGTCAACGAGGTACGCGCCGAGAACGTCCAGGGCGTCTATGAACCAATGTCCCGCATTCTCGAGCACCTGCGGATGCTTTACGGACGCCACGAGAACACGAGCCGCTATTGGGAACAATTGCTGGCCGTGCCTGTTCTGGCGATCGACGAGGTAACACGGTTCAACGCTACCGAGTGGAGCCGCGAGAAGCTGTTCGAACTGGTGGACACACGTTACCGCCGCAAGGATGGGCATCTGACGCTGTTCGCCACGAACGACGACCCTACGCGATCGCTACCACCAGAGGAGGCGCTGGGCTACCTGTATTCACGGATGCGTGAGGGCAAGCTGGTAGAGCTGCGGGGCGACGTCCGCGCGATCGCAGCGGCACAGGAGGAGTGAAATGACACTGGTAGAGAGAATCCAGGCGGGAATGACAACCAAGGCGGACGCGGGACTAGTGTATCAGTTGATTGAGGAGGCGCGGTTCGTGGTGGAAAACGATAATGCTGCCCACGCAGGCCTTGATCACGCCCTCTGGCAGATCGAAGTGGAGGACAGCGCCCAATGACCGCACGCCCGCGCCACACGAAACCCGACGCGAACCAGGCGCAGCTAATGCAGGACTTGCGCGATGCTGGACTGTGCGTGCTGGATATACACAATGTAGGCGGGAAGGTGCTGGACATACTGGTGATCGGGTATAGCATACCACTAGGACGCGAGGCGATGGTAATGGTAGAGGTCAAGCCGCCTGGACTAAAGGATGATATGACCGTGGCTGAATACTATATGACCAAATACCACGCGGACTGTTGTATCGTTGCATCTGGTCTCGAGGATGTTCTGCGCTGGTTTGGGAGAGTGTAGTCAACGCGCCGGGCATAGCCGAGAGAGTAGAGGTCAGGCAGTGCATCCGAAACCGGCGCGTTATAGGGTGGGGGTGGAATGGATCGGAACGCCCCCACCCGGAGGAAATGGAGGAGAGGGTGATCATAGCACGAGACGCACCAAAGCGGCCGGCGCTGCGCTACTATGGCGGCAAGTGGCGACTGGCACCGTGGATCATTTCTCACTTCCCAGAGCACCAGAACTATGTAGAGCCGTGCGGGGGTGCTGCGTCCGTGTTGCTGCAGAAGCCACGATCACCGCTTGAGACGTACAACGACCTCGACGGGAACGTGGTCAACTTCTTTCGGGTGCTGCGCGATCAACCGGACGAACTGATCCGAAAGATACGGTTGACGCCGTGGGCTAGGGCAGAGTATGAATTGAGCCTTGAGCCGTGCGAGGATGAGGTGGAGCGGGCGCGGCGGTTCTTTGTGGCATCTTGGATGTCGATGCAGGGAGGGCACCACAGTAAGACAAGTAAGACATGGCGAGTCGCAACATTTTATTGTGTCACAGGATCATCTAACTGGGTGGGGATTGAGGGCATATTGGAGAGTTGCGCCGAGCGGTTACGGTTAGTTCAAACTGAAAACCGTGACGCGCAAGACGTGATCCAGCGGTACGACAACGCGGACGCCTTGATCTACTTTGACCCGCCCTACTTGCCGGAAACGCGATCGCAAGCCGATATTTATCGGCTTGAGGTTTCCCGGTCGTTTCACCAGGAATGCGCGGAACTGCTGAAACTGTGCGCCGGCTACGTCGTCGTCAGTGGCTACGCCTGCCCCCTCTACACCGAACTGTACGAGGACCACGGGTGGCATCGTGTGGACAAAGAGGCACAAACAAACAGCGGCGGCAAGCGGATTGAGTCTCTGTGGTTGTCCCCGCGCACCGTCGAGGCACTGGCGAAACCGGAACAGATGACAATGGAGGGAATACCATGATCACCACCACGCACTGTTTCATCCTAGTCGTCCTCACCGCGATCGTCTTTAGCGGACTCGGGGTGCTGATGATGTGCTTTTGCAAATGTGCGGCCCTGGGCGACCTGCAAAGCCGCTGGGCTATGATGATGACCGGGATGAACCGCATTGTCCTGGTCCTGGCGGACGCGGTGGACAGGTATCCCGACGCGGCAGGCGATGCGAACATTGTACAGGTGTGGGTGATGAAACGCGAGGCGGATCAGGTGCTGGCTGCGGTGAGGAGGGACGGGTGATCACGCCGTACTATGAGCGGGAAGGGGTTACGGTGTACTATGGGGATTGTCTGCAGATCCTCCCTGAATTGCCGCCCATCGATTCAATCGTGACCGATCCGCCGTGGGGCAAAGGATACGTGAGTAACCACAACAGCGGGCGCGGCGATTGCGATATGATACGCAAGGACGGCAATTTCGCGCCGATAGTGGGCGATGATCAGCCGTTTGATCCGTCGCCGTGGCTAGGATTTCGGCGTGTGGTCCTGTGGGGAGCGCAGTATTATGCCTCACGCCTACCTGATCAAAGCGGATGGCTTGTGTGGGACAAGTTGGCGGGAAAAACGCCGTGCCAACAGTCCGACTGTGAACTGGCATGGACGAACATGGATGCACCAGTGCGAATGTTTACCCACTTGTGGCGCGGCATTATGCGGGCAGGTAGAGAGAACGTCACCAACGGAGGAAAGCTACACCCGCACCAAAAGCCCGTTGCATTGATGAAATGGTGCATTGACCAGATCGAACCGCAGGGCGTGATCCTTGATCCGTACATGGGCAGCGGCTCAACACTGGAAGCGGCGGTCGAACTGGGCTACCACGTGATCGGCATTGACATTTTAGAGCACAACTGCGAGATCGCCGTCAAGCGCGTCGCCCAGATGTCACTTTTCACGGAGGTGCTACGATGACCCCCAAACCCAAGACTACGACCACGCCGCGGCTGAACTACAACCCCAAGCAGCGGGAGATCAATATCTGCCTGAACTGTACCGCGCTCGTGAGCCAGTGCCGCGGTAGCTTTGACCGCAAGGGCTGCCCACAGTATAGGAAGGGGAAGGCGAAACAGGAAACCCCCGCATAGCATAACCCCACATTGCCAATCCTGGCATTTTCTATTGACATCCCACCCCACCTATGGTACAATGGAACCATGAACACGTCTATTCTCTCCTTTTCTCCCGAGGGGGCAGGGGGCGTTGACCGATTGGCGTCCCCTGCTGAATGCTGCCCGCACTCTGAGTGTAGAGTGCGGTTTTGTGTATAGGGTACGTGGGGCTGAATGAAGCCGATCGAGTTCTACGGAACGGTAGCCAAGGCCCAGACGATGGTAGACGGTGGGCTGCGCGTATGGCTCGATCTACCAGAGACAGCGATAATGCAGTTTGCGGAATTGGTAGCCTGCAAGCAACATGGGCAGGTGTTGGACTTTGTAGTGACGGCACATCCTGAAAAGCAGGGGAAAACAGGTGGGCAACGCAGGAACGTGGAAAAAGGGACAAAGCGGAAACCCAAATGGGCGACCGAAAAAGAACCGCGCGATGACGGCGATCCTCGAGAAGAGGGGATCGCGGACGCTTGAGGACGTTGACGGTAAACGCCGCAGCGGGAAGCGCATCGTTGCCCGCGCAATGTGGGAACTCGCCACGACTGGACAGACTACGTTGCCACAACCAGACGGGTCAGTGATGCAGCTCTCGATAGATGGTGCCGGATGGTTTGATGTCGTGAAGTGGCTGTATCAGCACATCGACGGACCGCCCAAGATGCAAGCGGAGATCAGCGGGGCGGTATCCGTCAACTTTATCAGCAACGTGGACGATGACAGCCTATAACATCGACCTATCGTTCTATGCCAACAACAAAGCCGCGATAGAATGCCAAGCGCCCGAGGTGCTACTGATCGGGCCAGCAGAGACAGGCAAGACGATCGCGTTACTGTGGAAGCTGCACCGGCTGGCGTTCAAGTACCCGAATGCGTCGCTGGTGATTTTACGCAAGACCTTAACATCCACATACAGCACGGTCCTTCGCACATTTGAGGAGAAAGTCGGCGGCGAGGGAATGAAACTCGTAGTCGAAACCTACGGCGGCGAGAAGGCCCAATGGTACGACTATCCAAACGAGGCGCGGATCTGGGTAGCAGGGCTCGATAAGTCATCGCGTATCCTATCAGCGGAGCACGATGTCATCTATGTCAACCAGTCGGAGGAACTGACCCTTGACGACTGGGAGACACTGACCACACGCACCACCGGGCGCGCTGGGCACGTCCCATACCCCCAGACCATAGGGGATGCAAACCCGAGTTGGCCGCAACATTGGATGTACCAGCGCGAGACGATCCGCAGGTTCTACTCGTGGCACAAGGACAACCCGGCACTATTCGACCAGGTGACGGGAGAGCCGACGCCGCAGGGGGTACAGACACTTGAGAGGCTATCCAGTCTCACAGGGCTACGTCGTATCCGGCTATTCGAGGGACGGGCAGCGCAGGCAGAGGGGGCGATCTATGAGGACTGGCACGAGGACACGCACCTCATTGACCCGTTCCCGATCCCGGCAGATTGGCGACGGTTCCGGGTGGTGGACTTTGGCTATACAAACCCATTCTCCTGTCAGTGGTGGGCGATCGATGGTGACGGTAGGATGTACTTGTACCGCGAGATCTACTACAGCCAGCGGATCGTAGAAGACCACGCCAGGCAAATCGTAGAGCTGAGTCAAGGGGAAAAGATCGAGGCGACAGTGTGCGACCACGACGCGGAGGACCGGGCAACGCTGACACGGCACGGGGTACCGACCAGGGCAGCAAAGAAAGCGGTATCGGTGGGTATCCAGGCAGTCCAGGCACGGCTACGGGTGGCGGGCGATGGCAAGCCCCGGCTGCATGTGATGAGGGATGCACTAGTAGAGGTGGACCCGACACTAAAGCGTGCTTACAAGCCGCTATGCACTGCAGATGAGTTTCCGGCTTACGTGTGGGAAAAGACCGCCGACGGCAAGCCGAACAAAGAGACGCCGCACAAGGTCAACGATCACGGGATGGACGCGGTGCGGTACGCCGTGATGTACGTGGATAGCGCGCACATCCTCATAGGGTGATGGCCGCGATGGCAGAAGGGATTTTGATCGGGTGACGGTCATATCAGATCCAAAGATCACCAAATGCGCCAAGTTCGATGTCAGTATGCACCATCGATTCTATCAGGACGTGGTGACGTTACGACTGCGTACCGAAGGCGGCGAGATGTTGTTCTATGACATTCCCCGTACAGAGTGGGACAAAAATGCAACACTACCATTCGGGGAGTATGGCCCGTTCATTTGTAGCCGCTTGGGGCGCGCCGCGTTCTGGTTGTACAGAAAGGTCCACAGATGACCGACCAGCCACATTGGCTACAGCTAACCGTCGAGATCCAGCCGACGTGGACCAGCATCACGGAGCAGCTAGGCGCGGAACGGGTAGACGCGATATGTACAGGCCGGTGGTACGAACTCAGTCACGCGGCGATAGCGACCGCGCTCAACCTGGCGATCGACAAGACAGGGCTCACACCGCGCAAGAGAAAGCGGATCGGGCCGGCGATGTTGGGCATTATGTTCAAGGTGATCCCAATGGTGTTTATGTTCGGGTGGATGGCTAGGGATGAAAGGGGCGGGGATGCAACAGACTAGACGCCAGTTCCTACGCAACCTACTCGCCACAGTTGCCACCGGCGTGCTGGTCAAGGGCGGCGTGGTCCAGCCTGAGCAGGTGATCGCGGAACCCAAGCGGCGTGTGTTCGATATGGCAGAGAATACGTGGAGGCAACCATGGCATGTGACATTCACCGAGTCAGCGCGAGTGTGGCAGTATAGGTGGTCTGATATAGCGGACGAGTTTGACCGAGTAACTGGGCTGCGTCCAGAATGGCCGATAGAATGGACCGCGACCATTAGCGGCGAGTGGTATCCTGAGCATGTCAATTGTCGGTGTATCACTGGCTACGAACCAGGCACGCCGGTGACTGCCAAGTGGGATGGATTTGAGGCGACCGGGACGATCAAAGAGGTGTCCATAGCCGGGGGTCTTGCAACCGTGCGGATGCAAATGGACAAGGTATACAGTATCCCTATCTTGGATGCAATCGATACGGGTATTCGGACGTTTGCCGCTGAGGATTTGCGGGTTGTGGAGGATAGGTTGCTAACCGGGCAGCCGACACGACCAGAGCCACCGATAGGGCTCTTGAGTGGTCAAAATGTCTAGCCTTCTCACCAAACCCGCAGGCTACGCGATCGTCAAGTGCCACTACTGCCCGGCACGGCTGCGGGTGGAGATAGGCGCGGACCCCGAGGGCTGGGTGCGGCTGGTGACATTGCGGGGCAAGCCGATAGCGACGATGTGCCCGAGGTGCGCGGGGGATAGGATCAATGATGGGGTGGTTGTGTGACAGCAGCTGACCGCGAACACAAAGCCAAGATGATGATCCGCGAGGGTGTACGGCTCATCTTGACTGGGCTAGAAATACTGTGGTCATTGCCGCGGAGCATCTACACCAAAAAGGAACAGGGCAAGCGGTAACAATTCTATAACTCGTTGGGGATCTCAGCGGGGCATTTGTTCTCAGTGGGCAACCATTGGGGATAGGTGCTCCGCTTTTCCTTTAGGCAAACATATGAAACCAACCATCGTACAGAGAGCACGGGCAGCGATCAACGTCTTTCGCCACGGCTACCCGCAGGTCAAAGCGGGACCGATCGCGTGGCCTGCGTACCGTTCCGGCGTCCCTCAGTGGCAGATGTACGATTACAACACATTTGTCGCCGAGGGCTGGACGATCAACAGCCTGATCTACTCGGCGATCGCCTACAAAATGCGTGCGTCATCGTCTGCGCCTATCCGTGCCTGGACGGGGGACAAGGAACACAAGGAACAGCTCGGGCCAGATGACACCTTGTCCAAATTGCTTGAGAGGCCAAACAGTCACCAATCCTTTGACGAGTTCCAGCAGCAGGGGACCGTGTACCTGAATCTCTCCGGCAACAATTTCACTGTCCTGATGCGTGAGCGGGGCACGAAGGCCGTACAGGAGATGATCAACCTGCGTCCCGATCGCGTGCGCATTGTGCCGTTCACGGACAAGGGGCGCATTCAGGTCGGCTATCTGTATGTACCAGAGGGCAAGACGCGCGCGGATGGTGTCCCGATTCTGGCTGAAGATATGATGCACACCAAGCTAGCGAACCCTGGCGATCCGCTCGAGGGGATGGGCTACGGGTTCCCGCCGATCGCACCGCTGGCACGCAATGCGGACGTGGATAACTCGGTGACGAATTTCCTCAAGAGGCTATTTGACCGGGGCTTGATGCCGAACACGTACGTCAAATACAACGTGCCCTTGACGCCAGAACACGTGTCCCGCGTGCGCGCCCGGTACGCAGAGGCGTATGGAGGCAGTGAGGAGGGGTGGCTGCGCCCGGTCGTCCTGGGTGATGAGGGCGAGATCAACACACTCGGCTACCAGTTCGATGATCTGGGCTTTGACGGCATCGACGAACGCAACGAGACGCGCATCCTGGGGCCGTTCGGTGTGCCTCCCATTTTGATCGGATCTCGGGTAGGTCTGGCGCGCGCGACGTATGCCAATTACAAAGAGGCGCGGTCTGCATTTTGGCAGGACACGTTTGTCCCAGAGCTGCGGCTGTTTGAGGCAGAGTACCAATACTACCTCAACGAGCCGGATCGGAAGGTCTGGGTAGAGTTTGACCTCTCCCAGGTGCCCGCGCTCAAAGAGGCAATGATCGAGTTGATCGGGGCCGCTCACCAGTTGTGGACGATGGGCGTCCCGTCCAACCAGGCGACACAGGCGGTAGGGCTGACCATTGGCGACATCCCCGGCGGTGACGTGGCCTACATCCCGCTGAGCCTGGTCCCGGTGGGATCGCGTGAGACGGCAATTCAGCAGGAAGAACCGGCAGACGTGACGGCCACGGACGATGACCGGGAGGAAATGAGCCGGGCCAAGGGGCTGCCGGAGATGTTGGCCGGCGATCTCCCAGAGCCCAAACAATTGCCGACAGGGCGCCGACTGACTGAGCCGCAAAAGGACATCCTGTGGAAACAGATTGACGGTATCGCCGTCAGTTGGGAGGAGCGTTACCAGGAGGCTGTAGAGCGTGCGATGCGCAAGGACTTGCGTGCGCTTTTGGCTATGGCGAACGAGGCCAAAAAGAAGGCGCTCGAGTTGAAACAGTCCATCAACTGGACGCAGATCGCGCTCGACTGGGATGCGTATTGGCGGGACCAAGCGCCGAAAAACTGGCGGGATGAATTCTTTGCCGTGCTACGCGGGACAATGACCGACACAGCCGAGGAACTAAATGCCGAGTTCGGGTTCTCATTCGACGTGGACACGATCGCGGCGCAGGAATGGTTCAGGCAGTACGCACTCACGTTTGCACAGGAGCCGCTACAGACGACAGCGGACAATATGAAGCTGCTGATTGAGCAGGGACAGGCAGAGGGCTGGACGATCGATGAACTGAGGCGGCAGCTTGACGTGACGTTTGAGCGCTACCTTGATCCCGACTTTGACATCGACGGGACCAGGCTGACCGACCAGGAAAAGCAGTGGTTTATCGACCGGTCGCCGCGGTATCGGAAAGAGGCGATTGCACGCACGGAGACGATCCGGGCCAGCAATGCCGGGGCAATGGAGACCTACAAGGCCTGGGGCGTCGTCGAGATGAAGGAGTGGCTTGACTCAAAGGACAACCGTGTGCGTGACTGCCATAAGACCGGGGGCGGCAAGTTCCTAGCAGGTGGCACACCGTCCATTGTCCCGGTTGATGAGCCTTTCATCGTGTGCGGGGAGCCGATGATGTACCCGACTGATGGCAGTATGGGGGCGAGCGCGGAAAATATAGTCAATTGCAGATGTGTCCCATCTCCTGTAATAATGGAAGGGCTAGAATGAGCACAACCGTCGAGGTGATTGAACTCAAGGGGGCGGTGTTCTGCCCAAGGTGTGAAGCCCGGACTCCCTATGATCTGAATGGTCGCCCGCCAAACTCCAAGGCGGTTGTGACCTGCACGTGTGGGCTGACGATCTATGTCAGCCGTGTGGCGATGCGGTCCTCGTTGGGGCCGAGTGAGACGAAATGAGCGACACGAAGTTTCTAGGTTTAGTGCGGAGAGTGAGGCAGAGGATGGCGGTTGCAAATCCACCCCAAAAGCAGTCTAGGCCAAAGAGTCCTCCATATCTACCGCCCAAAATTCGTTACCGTGATGTGGGAGACGGCACACACGCTCTAGTGGTTCCTGTCTATGATCTGGGTGAGAATGTATCTGTAGAGCCCATCGGGACGCACGCGCACAATCCGTTCACAGATCCTACCATTCCGATGGCAAGACGAGAGCGCATATTGTCTGAGTCCACCTGCTGGTTTTGTGGGCGTGTTGATTTTGGTGCGTGGAGTCAGTGTAACGGTTGCGGAGCGCCACGGAGAACCCTGAATGCCAACCCCTGACCCCGGCGAGAGCAGAGACGATTTTGTAGCACGGTGCATTCCCGAAGTGCTGGAGGATGGCACGGCGGAGGACGGCCAGCAAGCGGTCGCGGTATGCAATAGCCTGTATGAGCAGGCAAATGAGGCAACGATGAACAAGCAAGTAGACTATAAGGCACTCCCGGGATTTGAGACAAAGACGATCCCGACATTCGTCAAAGAGGTTGATGAGGCGCGCGGGATTGTCGAGCACATCGTTAGCGTGTTCGGAATCATTGACGACGGGCGTGACATCGTGATGCCGGGTAGTTTTGCCAAGACGATCGCAGAGCACGGATCGCGGGTGCGCGTGCTGGATCAGCACAACTACCGCAGCGCGCTGGACGTGGTTGGCAGGCCGCTAAGCCTCCGTGAGATTGGGCGCGATGAATTGCCCCTTGAGGTGACGGCACGCTACCCAGAGGCGACCGGGGGACTGCTGGCAACAACGCAGTACGCGCTTGATACTGATAACGGGCGCAATATGTTCAATCTCGTTGCCGGCAACTTTCTCCCCGAGACATCCATCGGCTATGATGCGCTGGACACTGAGGAGGAGTTCCGAGAGATCGACGGCGAAAAGGTAGCAGTACGGCTGCTCAAGACGATCCGCCTCTGGGAATACAGCAATGTGATCTGGGGGATGAACCCGGCGACCTCTGTTGTCAGTGCAAAGGCCACCGATCCCGACACGACAGCCCCCACAGACGACGCAGAGCAGAAAGTGGTCTCTGGGGCGACCGATCTACCCATTGCTGACAGAGATCGCGCCTGGGACAGTGCAGAGGCGATACAGGGCATCCGGCGCGTGACGGGTTCAGATGAGGAGCCCAGCGACAGCTACAAGGACGGCTTTTTCTGGTACGA